ATCGAGGTAACCCAGGGCGGGAACAGTCGCAGTTTGCGAGTGCTTGACTTGCTGCCTGGGTTCGACAATGAACTGGCCGTTGACCCGGCTAACGCGAGCGATGCGACGAAGGGCGCCGCCATGATCGGCTTCCGCCCTCGCGGCGTTGGCGCTGTTGGCCGCACCGTCATGGATAAGCTGCGCGAGGGTTTGAGCACCAAGGATTTCGGCGCGGTTGGTGATGGCGTCACTGATGACACGGCGGCCATCCAGGCTGCACTTGATGCAGCAGGGGTTAATGGCGTGGTGGATGTGCCGCTTGGCATTTATCGCCTGTCGGCTACTCTGAATGCCCCGTATGGCTGCTGGCTGCGTGGTGATGCCAGTTCTTGGCAGGGCGTGGTGTTCATACGCTCTGGCGACTATGGCGACACGCTGGTGTTCGGCAACGCTACGCCTGGCGGGTATAGTGGTCCGGCGCGCGTTTCCGATATCTTTTTCCAGCACTCCGTCATGTATTCGACTGGCGACACAGCGTTGGCAGACAAGGCCACGACTGGTGCACACATTCGCATCTACGGGTCACAGGGCGCGCAGATTGAAAACTGCTGGATGTGGCGTATGCCGTCGCAAATCGTTTTCGAGGGCGGCTCTGTTATCAAGGTCGAAAACTGCAGCTTTAAGGGCATCTTCGACCATGCGAACGCCGCGCTTCAGGAGGGCTTCGCACAGGTCTGGCTGAAAAAGAGCACGAACCACGGGTATCCGGTAACGGTGACGTTCACCGGCTGCGAGTTCAACGGGGCGAACGTCAACGCCAGGCCGGTGAGCATCACCACTGGTGACGGCACCGTAAGCAGGTCGATTACCGAGTTAATCGGTAGCGCATATGGGCTTTATGCGGACGCCGTGGAAGACCTGTCTATTTCAGGCTGCTATCTCGGCGGCTTCAACATCAACGCCATCAAGTTCAACGTTGCTGCCGGAAGTGGCGCAATCGACATTCGCATTTACGGCAACCACTTTGATGGTGCGCGCGACTTCCAGATCAACTTCGACTCCACCAGTGCTTCGCAGTACGCACTTGGCGTACAGATTTACGGAAACACCTTCAACGGCGAGGTCGTTTCGAAGGGCGGTATCATCGCGCAAAATTCTGGTGGTGCTGGCGCGTCGCTGGTTAACTTCGCGATTTTCGGAAATACGTTCTTCCAGAATATCGGCACCACCATCGTCATGCTCGCAGCGAACGGCGGCACCATTGTCGGAAACACCCTGTGCAGCTGGAACACACTGGAAGTTGCAACCACCGATGCGCAATGGTGTGCTGCCGTTTATTGCGCCAGCGCCACTGCGAAGAATATCGGCATTGCCAACAACGTCATTGGCGGTGGCGGGAATGCATTCGACCAATCCACCGGAAACACTTACACTTATCGCGGCGTAGTTATCGACGCATCGTGTGAAAACGTTTCGGAGTCCAGCAACAAGTACGCTGGCATTCGCTCCGGGTCCAACTTCAGGACTGGCGCCGCACAAAGCCCGAACCAGCATTTCCCTACTGTTCAGGCAAACTACCAGATGCAGCCTGAAGACGATGTGTGGATTCGCGGATACACTGCAAGCGCAGCGACCGCCGTTATCCTCCCTGCGTATCCGATGCAAGGGCGCGAAGTCGTCATCAAAGACGGGAAGGGCGACGCTGCAACATGGGTGATCGTGGTTAGTACGTCTGATGGAACCACCATTGACGGCGCATCATCGGTTAACATTTCCACGAACTACGGGTTCGGCAGGTTCCGATTCAACGGCGCCAACTGGAACCGCGTAGGCTGACCGATTACGACAAGGGCTAAATAGAAATGGCTACTTATTTCACAATCTTGACCACCATCGGTCAGGCAAAAATCGCAAACGCTGTTGCGCTTGGTCAGCAAATCCAGCTTACCGAAATGGCCCTTGGCGATGGCAACGGCAACCCAACTACGCCGAACCAGGGGCAGACCGCCCTGGTTCGCCAAGTTTATCGTGCTCAGCTGAATCAGCTTAGCACTGATCCGTCCAACCCGAATTACGTCATCGCTGAGCTGGTGGTGCCTTCCGACGTTGGCGGATGGACCGTGCGCGAAGTCGGCCTGTATGACGTGGACGGCCAACTGATCGCGGTTGGCAACTTCCCTGACACGTACAAACCGCAACTGTCCGAAGGTGCAAGCCGCGACCTGGTGGTGCGCATCATCATTGAAGTGTCGAACGCTTCGGTGGTGCAGCTGAAGATTGATCCAAGCATTGTGCTTGCGTCGCGCCAGTGGGTGGTTTCCCAGTTCCTGCTGCGCAGCAAGGTGGCTGGCGGTCTGGCCGGCCAGGTGCTTACTAAGCGCACGAACACTGATGAGGATTTCCAGTGGCGCAGCCCTTCTGACGCCGTGAATGTGCTGGTGGACGTTATCCCCGAGCGCCAGACGCTCGCGGCCGGTCAAACCGTGGTGAACTTCGCACTGATCAATGCCAGTGGCATTTCGGTATACGTCGATGGTGTGCGCCTGATTGAAACCATCGACTACGCCGTCACCGGCACTGCGCAGATTACCCTGACAAGCGCTTACCCTGCTGGTTCGGTCATCCACGCCTACCAAAACGAGGCGCTTGACCAGATCGCGAGCGCTACGACTGAACAGCGCGGCCTGGTTGAGCTGGCAACCACTGACGAAGGCAACGCGGGGACCGCTGGCAAAGTGGTGGACGCTGCAGTGCTGAAAGCCGTTCTTGCATCGCTCGGCGCCCAACTGACGCCGCCTGGTGCCGTGCAGGCGTTCGCCTGCGCCACAGCCCCTACTGGATGGCTGAAGTGCAACGGCGGCGCCGTGAGCCGAACCACTTACAATGCGCTGTTCGCCGCCATTGGAACCACCTTTGGCGTTGGCGATGGCAGTTCCACGTTCAACCTGCCTGACCTGCGAGGGGAGTTCATTCGCGGCCTGGATGACGGGCGCGGCGCTGATGCTGGCCGTGTACTTGGCTCCGCGCAGGGCTTCGCGGTGCAAACTCACAGCCACTATATCAACACGAGGTCTCTGAACCCTGGGAGCGTAACGTCTCTGAACGACGATGCGGGTACTTTGTCGCAAGGCGACCTGACCCTGACTGGCGCGGGCAACTGGCAGACCGCAACGTTTGGCGAAAGCGGCGTCTTCGCAAGCGAAACGCGCCCACGAAACGTCGCCCTCCTTTACTGCATCAAGGCGTGAAACATGGACCTGCACAAAGAGGTTTACCAACTGGACGCCGAAGGCTTCCTGGTTGGGCCAGCGATGGCAGACAGACTGATTGACGGCACCTGGCAGATTCCTGCCGGGTGCATCACCCGAAAGCCGCCCATCGCGCGCCCTGGATACCGGCGCCGATGGGACGGCAAGAAATGGATTCAAGTAAACGCCGATGGAGGCGCCAGTGTATGAGTCGAGCGACACAATCTATCTTCGGCCTTTGTGGTGTGGTGCTGCCGTTTGCTGGCGCTGTCGCACCTGATGGCTGGATGCTTTGCCATGGACAGGCGGTAAGTCGCACGGCACATGCCCACCTGTTCGCGGTCGTCGGCACCACCTATGGCTCTGGCGACGGCTCCACCACGTTCAACCTTCCTGACCTGCGCGGCCGAGTGGCGGCCGGCAAAGACAACATGGGAGGCACGGCCGCCAGCCGACTGGCCGCAGGCGCTTCCGGCGTCAACGGTGCCACGCTTGGCGCCGCTGGTGGTGCTGAAACCCACGCGCTGACTGTGCCGCAGATGCCTTTGCACGCGCACGGCGTCAGTGACCCGACCCACGCGCACACCGTATACGACCCAGGCCACGCGCACGGCGTCTATGACCCTGGCCACTCGCACACCTATGACCGCGTAAGCGTCGCCAACGGGCAAGGCTCGCAGGTTGGCACGGCGAACAACCACCTGACCGGCAGCACTAGCGTAAGCGGCACTGGCATCAGCATTGCGGCCGCTGGCACCGGCATTGGCATCTATGCTGCCGGCACCGGCATCAGCATCCAGAATGCTGGCGGCGGCGGCGCGCACAACAACACGCAGCCCACCATAGTGCTGAATCACATCATCAAGACCTGACACACCGCACGCCTGCTTGCCGCCCTTCGGGGCGGCTTTTTTATGCTTGGAAAAAGCCCAAGAGGAACCGCGCCGCGCCAGCTGCGAACATTCCGGCACGCTTCCTAATCCTGCGTCTATCGAGGCCCACACAACATGGCTGGCGAAACTTTTCTTCATGGCGTCGAGGTTATCGAAATCGACGCTGGACCACGCCCGATTTCCACCGTTCGTTCCAGCGTAATCGGTCTGATCGGCACCGCACCTAACGCGGACGCTTCGGCGTTCCCGCTGAACACCCCTGTTCTGATCGCCGGCAGCCGTCGTGAGGCCGCGAAACTGGACCTGCTGGGCACTGGCGAAGGCACCCTGCCTGCTGCCATGGATGGCATCTTTGACCAGGCCGGCGCCGTGGTCATCGTCGTTCGCGTCGAGGAAGGCGAAACCGACGCCGAAACCCTGGCCAACATCCTGGGCGGCGTCAACGCCGTGAATGGCCAGTACGAAGGCGTGCACGCATTCCTGGGAGCCAAGTCGGTGGTGGGCTTCCAGCCTCGCATCCTGCTGGCGCCTGGCTTCACGCACACCCGCGTGGCCGGTGGCGTTACCGCCATCACCATGACCAACCAGGGCACCGGTTATACCACTGCCCCGGCTGTCGCCCTGACCGGTGGTGGTGGAACTGGCGCCACCGCTGAAGCCGTCCTGGGCACTGGTGCCAATGCTGGCAAGGTCACCAGCATTCGCGTGACCAAGGCCGGCAGCGGCTACACCAGCGCGCCGACCGTCGCCCTTACTGGCGGTGGCGGCACCGGGGCTGCGGCCACTGCATCGTTCGGCATCGTCGGCAACGCCGTGGTGGCCGAGCTGATCGGCATTGCCGAGCGCCTGCGCGCCGTCATCATCGCCGATGGTCCGAACACCAACGACGCCGACGCCATCGGCTACGCTGGCGACTTCGGCAGTGCTCGCGTGTACCTGGTTGACCCCAAGGTCATCAAGACCGACAGCACCGGCACGACCGTCACCGAGTGGGCCAGCCCTGCTGTCGCCGGTCTGATTGCCAAGATCGACAACGAGCGCGGGTTCTGGTGGTCGCCTTCCAACCAGACCATCAACGGCATCCAGGGCACCGCGCGCCCTATCGACTTCACGCTGGGAGATGCGAACGCACGCGCCAACCTGCTGAACGAAATGAAGGTTGCGACCATCATTCGCGAAGACGGTTTCCGCCTGTGGGGCAACCGCACGCTGTCGAGTGACCAGCGCTTTGCCTTCCTGTGCGTGCGCCGTACTGCTGACATCATCAACGACAGCATCATGGCGAACCACCTGTGGGCCGTGGACCGTGGTATCACCAAGCAGTACGTGGAAGACGTGGTGGAAGGCGTGAACGCCTACCTGCGCCACCTGGTGACCATCGGCGCCATCCTGGGCGGCACCTGCTGGGCTGACCCTGACGTGAACACGCCTGACCAGATCGCGCAGGGTAAGGTATACTTCGACTTTGATTTCACCCCTGTTTATCCGGCCGAACACATCATCATGCGAAGCCGTATCGTTAACGACTACATCACGGAGATTTTCGAATAATGGCCGCTCGCGACGTTCGGAAAAACTTTACTCTGTCCGTGGATGGCCGGGGCTACGCCGGCCAGGTCAGCGAATTCAACGCGCCCAAGCTGGCGACCGTTGAGGAAGAATTTCGCGCTGGCGGCATGGACGTGCCAATCGACGTGACCATGGGCATGCAGAAGATGGTCTGCGACTTCAGCCTGTTCGCCTTCGACCGCGACGTGCTGGCGCTGTTCGGCCTGGCTGCTGGCAGTGTCGTGCCGCTGACCGTGCGCGAGGGCCTGGAGTCGTTCGACGGCACCACCAAGGCCGTGGTGCACAACATGCGCGGCAAGATTACCGAGCTGGACCCAGGCACCAGCAAGCCTGGCGAAATGCCGTTGCTCAAGGCCACCATGACCCTGACCTACTACAAACTGACGCACGACGGCCGCACTATCCACGAAGTGGACGCCGAAAACATGGTTCGCGTCATCAACGGCATCGACGTGCTGGCGGCCATGCGCCGCGCACTGGGCCTTTAAGCACCACAAGGCCGGCGAAGACCGGCCTTTCCCCAAACCAGAAATCATTTGCAGGTGAATCAACATGGCGAAAGCGAAGCAACCCGAGTGGCTGAAGTACAACGACGACGGCAGCGCTGACATTACCCTGTCGCGCCCCGCTGAACTGAACAACATGAAGCAGTCCGTTGTGCGCATGCGCGAACCGACTGTGCGCGACCAGGAAGCTGTTTCCGAAATGAGCGGCACCGACGCTTCGCGTGAAATCCATGCGTTCGCCAACCTGTGCGACCTGTCGCCCGAAGACCTGCGCCAGATGCCACTGCGCGACTTCATGCGGCTGCAGACCGCTTACCGGGGTTTCATCGACTAGAGCGCAAATACGTCCGCGCGGGCGTTCTAGCACTGGCCAGCCACACAGGCTGGTCACTCGCGGAAATCATGGGGCTGAGAACGTCCCAGTTCCTTTGGTACTTGGACGGATTACCGAAAGCAGATGGCTAACAAGCGCCTGAGTGCGACAATCCAAATCGGTGGTGCAGTCGCAAGCAGCTTGCGTGCTGCCTTCGGTGATATCAAAGGCCAGGTTGGCCAGGTCGGCTCTGCCCTGCGCCGCCTGGAAACCGAACAGCGACTGCTGACAACTTCCATTCGCACGTTCGGCGAAATGGGCAAGAACGTGGACGGCCTGCGCGCCCGGTACGCTACCCTGACAGCGCAGGTGGACAAGCTGCGTGCAGCCCATGAAAGCCTGCGCCGCGTAGAGTCTGCGCAGCAGGCCAACGCACAGCGACGCGCTGACCTTCGCGGGCAAATGTTCGACACGGTGGCGCTGGGTGCCACCGCTGCTGCGCCCATCGTCAAAGCCGCCCAGTTCGAAACCGCAATGCTTGGCGTGGCCAAGCAGGTGGAAGGCGCGCGCGACAAGAACGGCCAGCTGACCCAGGTTTACTACGACATGGGCAAGGCCATCCAGCAGCTGGGCCGCGAAATCCCGCTGGCCACCAACGACCTGGCGGCAATGGTCACCGCTGGTTCGCGCATGGGCGTGGCCAAGGATGACATTCTGGAGTTCACTCGCACGGCTGCGATGATGGCTGATGCATTCGAGCTTCCGGCCGGAGAGCTGGCAGACAACATGGGCAAGATTGCCGGTCTGTTCAAAATCCCGATTCCCGCAATCGGCGACCTGGCCGACGCCGTGAACTACCTGGACGACAACGCCATTTCGAAGGGTAGCGATATTATCGACTTCCTGACCCGAACTGGTGGCGCTGCGTCTGCCGTCAAGATCGGCGCTAAGGACATGGCTGCGCTGGGTTCCACCCTGCTGACGCTGGGCGAGCGTTCCGAAACCGCGAGCACCGCGACCAACGCCATGTTCGCCAAGTTCGCGGCGGCCGATAAGGGCACCAAGAAATTCCACGCCGCCATGAAGCAAATCGGCCTGAGCGTGTCCGACGTGCAGAAGGGCATGCAGAAGGATGCCGGCCAGACCATCCTTAAAGTGATGGATGCCATCGGCAAGCTGCCGAAGGAAGACCAGCTGGGCGTCATGGTCGAGCTGGTCGGACTGGAGCACGCCGACACCATGGCGAAGCTGGCGAACAACACCGGGGAATTCCGCAAGCAGCTGGAAATGGCCAACAGCGCCGCAGCCAAGGGCAGCATGTCGCGCGAGTTTGCAGCGCGCCTGCAGACCACGAACGCGCAATGGCAGATCATGAAGAACCGCACCGAGGAACTGGCGGTCAACTTCGGGTTCGTCCTGCTGCCTGCCGTCAACAGCGTGTTCGGCGCCTTCGCGCCAATTGTCAGCGTGATGGCCGACTTCGCGCGCGAGCACCCGGCTTTGACCAAGGCGGTGGTGGGAACCGCTGTTGCCCTGGTCGGCCTGCGGGTTGCCACCCTGGCATCGGCCTACGCCTTCACCTTCCTGAAGGGTGGAGCCCTGCAGGTGGTCGCAACCTTCACCAGGCTGCGGGCCGGCATGGTCATGGCATCCACCGCGATGCCAGCTGTAGCGGCCGGCGTCCGCGCCATCGGCATGGCGTTCGTGTCTACCGGCGTCGGCGCTGCCGTGGCTGGCCTGGCCTTGGCTGGCACCATGATCTACAGGCACTGGGACGGCGTGCAGGCGTTCATGGGGGGCATTCTGACTGGCCTGCAAGCCGGACTGCAGCCGGTGGTGCAGACCTTCCGCGACTTCTGGCAGGCGCTGCAGCCCATCCACCCGCTGTTCAGCATGATCGGCAGCGCAGTGCAGACCGCCTGGCAGTGGTTCACCAGCCTGCTTGGCCCGGTGCAGTACACGCAGGACGAACTGGGCAAGGCTGGCGCGGCCGGCAAGACGTTCGGCGAGGCGCTGGCGGCAGGCATTAACTTCGTGCTGACGCCCATGCAGCTGCTGATTCAGGGCCTGACCTGGGTGGCCAACAATATCGGCGGCATTGCCGACAAGGCCGTGGCGTTCAAGAACGCCGTAGGCAACGGCATCGGCGGCGCCTGGCAGGCCACCAAGGAATTTTTCGGCGGCGAGGAACAGCCAGCTGCAGCAGCTGCGCCTGGTGCGCCTGCCCTGCCGCAGCCAGCCATGGCAACCGCCAAGGGCCAGGCCGGCAACTACACCGACAACAGCCAGAACAGTTACCAGATTGTCCAGCAGCCTGGTGAGAGTAACCGCGACCTGGCGCGCCGGATCGCAGAAGAACAAGAGCGCCAGCGCAAAATCAAACAGCGCAGCGCCATGACTGACGGGGCGACCGCACAATGATTGGCTATCGCATGGGCGCCAGCGTGATGATGCAGCTGGGCAGCTTCCAGTTCAGCATCACCACGGCGGCCTACCAGGAGCTGAGCCGGCGCACTGCTTACCGCTGGGCGCAGCAAGACCTGTACGGCCGCCTGCCTGGCCTGCAGTTCACCGGACCAGGCGAAGACGCCATGACCCTGGCCGGCGTCATCTATCCCGAGTATCGGGGCGGCTTTGCCCAGCTGAACCAGATGCGCGGCCTGGCTGGTCGAGGCGTGCCGCAGCTGATGGTCAGCGGCCAGGGCGGCATCATGGGGCGGTGGGTCATCGAATCCGTGGATGAAAAGCAGGCCACGTTCGCGGCCGAAGGCTTGCCGCGCAAACAGGAATTCACCCTGCAGCTTAAGAGGTTCAGCTAATGACGCAGTACCGCACCAGCGAGGGCGACACCGCCGACTACATCGCCTGGAAGTTCTACGGCACCCAGGACGGCCAGGTGGTCGAACAGCTGATGGAGGCGAACCCCGGCCTGGCTGACCGTGGGCCGGTGCTGCCGGCCGGCGTCCTGGTCACCCTTCCAGACGTGCAGCCGGCCACGGCCGTGCAGGCGGTGCGCCTGTGGGACTGATAAGCGGCATCCAGCCAACCTGGAGCATCACAGCCGACCAGGTGGACATTACGGCCGCCATTGCCTCGCGGTTCATCAGCCTGACGCTGACCGACGCCGTGGGCATGGAATCCGACATGTTGGAAATCACCCTGGCCGACAACAACCCGCTGGCGCCTATCGCCATTCCGCCGACCGGCGCCGAGCTGCAGCTATCCCTTGGCTACGACGGCATGAACCTGCCAATGGGCCTGTTCGTCTGCGACGAAGTGGAGCTGGCCGGCTGGCCTGGTGAAATGGTTATCAGGGCCAGGGCTGCCACCTACGACAAGTCGAAGGGCGGCAAGTCCGACCTGCAGACGCAGAAAACCCGAAGCTGGCCGAAGGGCACCAAGCTGGGCGACATGGTGGCGAAGATCGCCAAGGAACACGGCATGGAACCGGCCGTGGCTGCGTCGCTGAAGTTCATTGTTCTGCCGCACACCGACCAGGCCGACGAATCCGACATCAACCTGCTGCTGCGCCTGGCGAAGAAATACGACGCCGTGGTGAAGCCTGCGAACGGCAAGCTGGTCCTGGCCAAGCGGGGCGAATCCAAGTCGGTGAGCGGCGAGACGCTGGCGTCTGTGGCCCTGGTTCCCACCGACTGCACAGCCTGGCGCATGGTCCTGGCCAAGCGCGAGACGGCCGGCATGGTGGTGGCCTACTGGCACGCCGTGAAGCAGGCCAAGCGCAACGAAGTGAAGGTGGGCAAGGGTGAGCCGGTGCGCCGGCTGAAACAATACTACCCGACCCAGGAAATGGCCCTGGCGGCTGCGCGGGCCGAGCTGTCGAAGCGCGAGCGCGGCGAACAGACAGTGGCGCTGACCTGCACCGGCTCGCCGCTGATCGCCGCCGAATGCCCGCTGACCCTGGCAGCATTCCGGCCTGGCGTGGATGGTGAGTGGCTTATCAGCCGGGTGACCCATCGGCTGGATGCGTCGGGTGGCTATGTCTGCGACCTGGAGGCCGAGAAGCCGAACAAGGAAGAACAGCCCGAAGTCGAGGTGAAGGCAGAGTGATGGCGACCCCGGCAGGATTCGAACCTGCGACCTACGGATTAGAAGTCCGTTGCTCTATCCAGCTGAGCTACGGGGCCTGATTACGCCGGGTGAATCAGGGTGAAGCTTTTGCCTAACCGTACCCTAAACCGTACCCTAATTTTTCTGCGTTTCGCCTAAGTGCTTGTTTTTCCTACGGTATTTGAGTGCTTGCAAACTGCTTAGAAGGCGGTTAAAAATGGTTCACCGGCAGTAATTTGTAGTCACCCTAAATAACGCTAAGCCACTGATATCATTAAGCTATCTTGTGGCCTGCGGGTTAAGTGATTACGAACGATAAGCATTTTCGCTTCTGCCGAACCGTACCCTGAACCATACCCTAATTTGGGAGCCAGCCGCCGTGCTTACCGAACGCCAGATACAAGCCGCCATCCGCAACGTGACCAGTGAAACCGTTTTGAACGACAGCGCTGCCGGCCGTGGTGGTGGCAGCCTTCGCCTACGCATCCGGCTTGGCGCCAAGGGGCCGAACGCCACCTGGTTTGCCGTGTGGTGGAGCGACAAGAAACAGGTCAGCAAGACGCTTGGCCGATACCCCGACCTGGGCCTGGCCGACGCGCGCCGCAAGTTCGAAGACGAAGTGCGCGACCTGCTGCTGGCCGGCCGCGACCCTAACGCTGTCGTGGTCCGCGTCGATTCGCCGACCGTCGAAAAGCTGTTCCAGGGTTACATCCAGACGCTGAAGGACCGGGGCGCGTCCAGCGCGGGCGAGTCAGAACGCCTGCTGCTGACTGGCAAGTACAGCGCCGCTGACGGCCTGGGCAGGAACCGCCCAGCTGCCGAAGTCGAGCCGGCCGACATTGCCACGCTGCTGGCCAAGGGCATGAAGCGTGGCGCCAGGCGCACCACCGACATGCAGCGCACGGCCATGGCTGCAGCCTTCACCTGGGGCATGAAGTCCACGAACGATTACACCATTGAGCACCGCACCGACTGGGGCCTGAAGTACAACCCTGTTGCAGCCGTGCCGCGCGACAAGGCAGCGAACAACACTCGCGAACGCAACCTGACGGCCGACGAAGTTCGCCACGTGTGGAACACGGCGCCCGACCAGACCGGCGACGTGCTGCGCCTGGTGCTCGCCACCGGCCAGCGGGTGAAAGAGTGCCTGACGGTCGAGGGCTGCGACGTGGACCTGAAAGCCAG